ATCGTAGTACGGCATGCGCGTCTGGGTGATGTTGATGCCCTCGCAGACGAGCGAGCCGGTCGCGAACGGTCCGAAGCTCGAGCTGTTGCGCGTGCCGATGAACGCCGCAAGCCCGTTCGCGATCGTGTTCATGTAGTTCGCCGAGACGCTCGCGTCCTGCGTCACCGTGATGCGGAAGCGCACCTGCGGCACGAGCAGCGTGGCCGTGGCGCCCGCGCCCTGGATCGCGGTGCCGCCGATGTCGGCGGTCGTGTCGGCCGTCAGCGGCGGATCGGTCGCCCAGCCCGTGCGGTAGACCTTCGCGATGCGGGTGACCGTCTGGTACGAGCTCGAGCTCGGCAGGATCAGCGAGCTCGATACCACGCCGTCGACGAAGTACGGGCTGGTGTACAGGAGGTTCGCGGTGAGGGTGAGTCGCTTTGCGTCGAGGCTGTAGCTGAACTCCGCGCACCGCATGGTGTCGATGGTCCTGCGCGTGATCGAAGGGGTGTTCGTCGTGAGGCGCTGCATCGGCTGCGGCAGCACGCCCTGCACGACCATCCTGTCGATGTCGAGGAACAGGTCGATCGCGTTGCCGTTCTTGCGCCGGACGCGGCGCAAGAGGCGGTAGGTCGCCTCCGATCCCCACGAGCCCTCCGAGTAGGAGACCGCCTCGTCGTGGTACTCGAAGTCGGTGCTGACGAACTGGAACGCCATTCAGGCCCCCATCTTTCCGAGCATGATGGAGAGCTGCTCGAGCTTGAGGTTGAAGTTGCCGACCATCTGGTCGATCGCGCTGACCTCGCCGGCCATGCGGTCCTGACCCGCCTTGCGCAGCTCCTCGCTGAGGGCCTTGGCCTGCTGCTCGCTCGCGGTCACCATGAGCGCGGCGATCGCCGATTCGCGGAGGGTTCCGCCGCTCATGTAGGCGCCGGCCGCGGCCATGCCCTGCGAGATGCCCGTCGAGATCTGGTCGAGGATGCCCGCGCCGCCTTGGTTCTGGACGGCCGCGCCGCCGATGCGGAACGACTCGAGGTAGCCAGGCACGGCTGCCGCCGCCTGCGCGCTCTTCTCGGTCTCGGCGAGCACCTTGAGCACGGCGCTGTTCACCGCGAAGGTCTGCTCGCCGGTCTGCTTGAAGGTCGCGAACGCCTCGCTGGCCCCCTTGGTCATCGCGGCCATCGCCTCGACATGGGCCCGCGCCATCATCGCCAAGGCCGCCGGCGCGGCGATCGCGGCGCCCGCCCCGCCCATGCCGCTCAGGAGCCCCGCTGCGGGGCCGAGCTTGCCGACCCCTCCTAGGAAGGCCGTCCCCTGCGAAGCCTTCAGGGAGCCTCCTAGCCCCCCTGTGGGCTGCATCTTCTCGAGCTTCTTCTGGAGGCCCGCCATCTTGCCTTGGATGCGGGCGATCCCCGCGTCCACGCCGCGGCTGTCGACGGTCACGGGGATGTTGACCTTGGGAAGGCTAGCTGCCACGGATGGCCTCCGCGACCGCGTCGCGAACGTATTGCTCGGCGAGGGGCGCGTACTGGGCGCGCGCACGGGTCAGGTACAGCCGCCGGCCGATCCTGCGGCCGAGATTCCGCTTCGTCTTGCCGTCGCGCCAATCGCGCCGGTACGAGAACGGCACGAACCGCGGGTTCGGGTTGCGGCCCGCGCGGGTCGGCTCCCTCTTCGGCGTGCCGTCGGCCTTGATCCCCTTCTGCCAGACGCGGAACCCGCCGTCCCAGAAATGGCTGCGCCAGCCGACCCGCATGCCGTCCTTGCGGACGCCGACGGCGGCCCACATGACGCGGCCGCGCCTGTAGCTCTTGATCTTCACCGCGACATCGCGCCGCGTCTCACGATCGGCCGGCAGCACGCCGCGCCGGACCGCCTTCACGACGCGCGTCCCCCATGCCCGGAGGCCCTTCCGCACGATCTTGTTCCGCACGGCGAGCGGCATCTCGGCGAGCGCCTTGCCGAGCGCGCGCGCGTCAACGCGGACCTTGAATCTTGCGACGATCGAGCTCACGGCGGATGCCCTCCCAGTCGGGGATGTCGAGCAGGATGTTCAGCGCCGCTGCGCTGAGCCCGTCGAGGTCGCCTGCCACATGCTCGAGGGCTGCGCGCGCGACCGTCCGCGCAGCCTTGGTCAGTCCCGGCCTTCGGCGTACAGCCGCTCCGCGTGCCGCCCGATCTCGAGCACGCGCGCGCCGTCGCACTGGAGCACCCGCTCGAGCGAGTCGAACGCAAGCGCGCCCGTCTCGTCGAGGAGATGCCGCCAGACGAGGTGCGCGTAGAGGTGGTGAGGCGCCTTCGCCGAGACATCCATCGCCTCGATGACATCGGCCGCGCTCGGCCGGCGCAGCGTGACCACGCCGAACGAGGTGTCGACGGTCGCGTGTCGGAGGAGCAGTGCGTCTCGGATCGTCATGCGACCGTGACCGTCCCGGTGAACTGGAGCTCGAACGATGCGCGCACGAGGTCGTTGGTGCCGGCCGTGGAGGAGAAGCTCGTGATGAACGCCGAGCCGGCGATCGTCATGCCCGTGTCCATCGTGATCGTGACGCTGCGGCTCACGGGGTTCAGGGCGTCCGTCTCCATGACGGCCATGCAGGGGTCGCCCTGGTCGTAGAAGATCTCGCCGCTCGCGGTGCTCGACGCCTGCCCCGCGATGAACGACTTCCGCTGGTCGTTGATGTCGGTCGCCTCGAGCATGTCGCCGGTCGAGTTGACGGTGACCGAAAGGAGGCCCGTCGAGACCTGAGAGTTGTAGGAGATGGCTGCGTTTCCGCTCGATCGGGCTGGCATGGGTCACTCCCTGTAGTAGATGGTCAGTGTGCAGACGGCCTCGGCGGGCTGCGTCTCGTCGCCCTCGCCCGTCTCCCCGGCCTCCACGCGGTGGCCTTGGTAGAGGATGGCGTCGAGCGAGTAGCCGCTGTAGGTGCCGGCGCTCGAGCGCTGGCGCACCGCGTCGGCGATGACGAGGGCGTCTGCCGCCTCGGTCGCGATGCACCGCACCTCGACCTGCGCGATGCGCGTGCCGCTCGAGTTCGGGCCGACGGCGCCGATCGACGCGGGCTCGACCGACTGCACCTCGAAGGTCACCGCGGGGAGCACCGTCGACTGCAGGCGGAATCCGTGCGTGACGCGCTCGTCCGGCACGGGGACGGCCGTGCCCGAAAGCGTCGTGCCGGACACCAGCATCGCGCGCACTGCGGCCTCGATGCTCATGTGACCTCCTCGCAGTCGATCACGGCGACGCGGTCCTTCTCGTCGAGGTTGTTGATGGCGCGGATCCGCAGGGTCTTCCCGCGCACGACGAGACGGTCGGTCTCGGCGACGCCGATCGACTCGACCGTGTTCCAGCGCGCGCGGACCTCCCACTGGCGGATCACGGCCACGCCGTCCGCGTACTGCCGCTCGTCGGCGCTGTCGGAGCGGAGGTCGCAGCGGAACTGGGCGCCGCCCGTCCAGGTGTCGACGCGCTGCCCGAGCGAGTCGCGCGAGGCGCTCGGCTTCTGCAGCACGGCGAGGAAACGGAGGCGGCCCGCCGAGATCATCGGATCGGGCTCCTGTGCGAGTAGGCCGCGATGATGTGCTTGTACGAGAGCGGGACCTCGGCGAGCGAGGCAACGCTCGACGCCTCGGGGTTGTTGTACCACGCGCCGACGAGCGCCACGATGCACTGCTGCAGCGCCTGCGGCACGAGCGCGTAGCCCGCGGTGTAGGTCACCACGGGCTGCGTGTTCTCCTTGACCGAGACGCTGGTGTCGAAGTCGAGCACGATGAGCTCGTCTTCCTGCCGCAAGAACCACTCGTCTACCGGGAGTGTCTGCGGGTTGTTCTGCGCGTCGGTGTAGGTGACCGAGATCACCGCGGTGACGGGCGACTTGCGCAGGATCGTCCGCTTCCAAGGCACGACGTACTCCTGAAAGTTGCGCGAGCGGAGGATCGTCCCCGTCTCCTTCTCGATGAGATCGCCCGCCGCGATGCAGAGCGCCGCGAGGTCCGTGTCGTCGGACTCGACCTCCACGCGCAGGCGCGTGCGGAGGATGTCGATCGGGATCGGGAGCTGTGACATGGAAAGGGCTCGGGGGCCTTTCGGCCCCGTCGCCCAAGGGAGAAAAGAAGGTCAGACCGTGATCGAGGCGAACGCCTCGGGCAGCATGATGTGGCTGTCCCAGCGCGTGTAGAGATACAGGTTCGTCTGGTGCGTCGACGCAGCCGAGTACGGGTCGAGGAGCGAGGTGACGCCCGTGCGCTCGAAGAGCTCCATGTACTCGAAGTTGCCGACCACGGCCACGACGTTGCCGTTGGTGGTGTCGGTCGCGGTGTTGATGTAGGCGCTCAGGCGGTACGGGATGCCGTAGATCGTGCCGGGCACGCCCTGCGACAGGCCGCCGGTCTCGCTCGGCTTCCAGACATAGTCGGTCGAGTTGACCTTGATCTTGCGGATGTGCTGCACGAGCGAGTCGTGCATGACCCACGAGAAGCGCGGGCCGCTGCGGTACTGCGGCGAGATGCGGTGCACGCAGTTGATGAGCATGTCGCCCGTGAGGTCGTCGCTCGCCGAG